TTACATGGATTTGAAAGTAGGTACTAAGGTATATGTATCTCCTTCTGCTGTATCTCCTCATTATCAGTTCTTTCTTGATAGGGATTCACTCGTACTTGAATTTGAAGGTATGATTCTTATCCCTCCTACTTTGATACAGGCTTATTTTGAACACGTTCGATTACCTGCTTGATTTTTGGACACCGGAGAATAAGGTTCTCTTTCCTTTAGATTTACCTTCTTCTCTTATGTGGGCTTATGTGTATTATTATCACTTAAAGTCGCCTACTTCCCATTTACCTCCTCGCTTACGGTTACTATCTTCTCAGAAGATAGATCCGTCTTTTGTACCTGATGATACTCTTATTCCTTTCTTCACTACTAAGAACTCTCTTTTACTTCATAACTGGGAGAATAAACTCCACGAAAGAGATCTCTTTATAAAGAGTCTTCCTTATGATGCTTCTAATTATAAGATGCTTGATGCTATGTTAGAGGCTACTTCTCTTATGTGGAAACAATACTTACAGATACTGTCTCTTATTGATAAGGATGGTACTGAGTCTAAATTATCTTTACTTGAACAATATGATTAGTCCTCACCATTCTTTGTTATTAAATGCGTCTTCTTTTATTAAGGATGCTGTTACTCCTACTTTAGGTCCTAATGGATCTGAGGTTATTATACATGATCAGTTTTCTTCTACTACTACTAAGGATGGGGCTACTGTGGCTAAGTTCCTGATTCCTCCCCCCGACATTGCTCCTATAGTTAGTATTATCAAACAGGCTGCTACCAACACTCTTCTCTCCCAAGGGGATGGTACTACTACTTCCATCCTTTTTACGACTACTCTTTTAGAGGATAGTATTAAGTACTTGATTTCGACTAATAAGTCTCCGGCTTCCCTTAAGCGGGAACTTACCAATCATCTTCCCCGTCTTATGCAATCAATTGATTCTTTTACGGTACCGTCCACTCCCGCCCATCTTCTTAATATTGCTACGATTGCGTCTGATAATGATCCTCTCACAGGAAAACTTATTTATGATCTCTATCAGGAGGTTACTCTTTCAGGGACTATTCTTATAGAGGATTCTCCTGCTCCCTATACTACTACCTCCATCACTGATGGGTATTCTATCGAGAGGGGGTTTATGTCTTCTATGTTTGCTGAAGATGGTAAACAGGTTTCTTTTGATAACCCTCTTATTTTTATTACGGATTCTAAACTTAAGTCTACGCAGGATATAGTACCTTTTTTAGAGTATCTTGTTAAGGTAGATAAACCCGGAGTTATTATTGCTGATGATTTCGATCCTCAGGTAATACAGTTATTGATTGTTAATACGCTACGTACGCCTCTTAAGGTAGTAGCTATCAAAGCACCTTCTTATTCGGAGATGAGACATCTTCTTCTTCAGGATATGGCGGTCTATACTTCTTCTGAGATTATCTCGGAGAACTCTGCACAACTTGCTAAGGATTTCAGGCCTTTACAGTTGGGTACCTGTAAACGAGTTATTGTTAAGTCTGATAAGACGACTTTTATTAATGTTATTACGCCTCGGATAACTTCCCGGGTAGATTCCATTCTTTCGGAGATTAGTACCCTCCCCCCTTACTTACAGCAGAAATATGCACTTAGGGCCTCCTCCCTCCTTTCTAAGGTTGGTACTATTCATGTAGGGGCACCTACTGAGGCTGCACATGCTTCCCTCAAGGCTAAGATAGATGATGCTGTACGGTCTATTAAGCAGGCGGATCTTTATGGTGTAATTCCCGGAGGTGGTTATGTGCCCCTCCTACTTTCTTTAGATTTCCCCATTCCCCTCAAAGGGATGTTACTTGCCCCTATTCGATTACTTGCCCCTAACCCCGACGTTGTGATTGAGAAGATACTATCCACCTCTTTAGGGTATAATGCTTCGACCTCCTCTTATGAGGATCTTCTTCAAACGGGTGTAGTAGATCCTGCTTCTACTCTGAAGGAGGCTCTTACTACTGCGATTACTACGGCGACTCTTCTGCTTAATACTCATTATACTATACATGCGGCCTGACAATTCTAATTATTTAGTTACAATTCCTTCTTACCATCCTAATTCTCAAGAGTATAAGATCTTTTGGTCAGAGCAGATAAGGAGGTGTATTGTAGGGTATTGGTCTAATGGTTATTATATGCCTCCGGCTTTATATTTTTATGCTAATCTTGCAACTATTAAGTTGAATAAGGGGAGATCTCAGGCAAAGTCTTATGCCCGTCCTACTCTTCGTGATCTTGAATGGGATGTGTTCTCCTACCTTTTTGAGGCTAAAGGATTTTCAGGTTTTTTAGAGGATACTGAGTATACTTGTTGTCACGAAGTGTTGGAAAACTATTCTTTAGATTATTACTCTTCTAAGTTGCCTCATACCCTATTTAATGGTATACTTAAAAAGTATATTCACCCTCGGGATTATTTAGTATCTCCCCATCCTCATTTTGATACTCCTCTTTATGATAATCAGGTTTCTAACTTTATGTTGATGGGTTCACGTAACTTAGGTAAGTCTTATATGATAGGTGCAGGGTTAATTGCTTATACGTTTCTTTTTGATAATAGATTGAACCTGACCGCACCTCGTGCTTCTACAGAGATTCTGGTAGGCTCTGTGGTGTCTGATAAGTCTGCGGACTTACTTAATAAGGCAAGAGATTGTATGAACCTTCTTCCGGGTAAGTATGATTCTAATAATCTTAATTCTCCCTCTCCTCTCTCAAAGGCTTATGTAGGATCCTTCGCACTTAATTCAGAGGTTATTTCAGGACGAAGAGTTAAGAATACTATTGTAGGGTCTAACTCCACTATCAAGCATAGATCTTTTAATGAGAACTCATTTGCAGCACAAGGTACCCGCCCCTCTATTTTGATAGTGGAAGAGTGTGGGCTTGTACCTAATCTTTTAGATATACATAATAATACGGTAGATAATTTAAGAGATGGTTTACGTAAGACTGGCTCCCTCATTATGTTGGGTACCGGAGGTGATATGGAAAAAGGATCTATTCCGGCATCCCAAATGTTTTTTGAGCCCGATAAGTATAATATTCTTAAATTTCCTAATATTTATGAGGAGTCTTCCTCTGAGATAGGTTATTTTATACCTGCATATCTTTCCCTTAATGAGTATAAGGATGAGAATGGTATTACGGATGTCCCCACTGCTAAACAGGCTTTATTAGATGAGAGAAAGCGCCTGCAACAAGGTTCTCCTGATGCTCTTAATAAGGCGATACAGTATAAGCCGTTTACCCCGTCTGAGATGTTTCTTTCGAGGAAAGCCAATATCTTCCCTTCGGCTGAGTTATCTTCATCTCTTCGCAGATTGATGTTAGCACCTGCTACTCCTATTGAGGTGACTCTATTTTTCGATCCCACTTCTCCTTATCAGGGAGTTAATTATGATCTTAACCCTCATGCTATTCCTCTTAAGACATTCCCTACTACGTCTGAGTCAAGAGACGGGTCTATAACTATATATGAGTTACCCTCTCTTTTTGGATCCCATACTCCGAAAGATGCTTATATTATAGGGCATGATCCTATTAAGGAAGATTCTCCTACAGGTCCGTCTCTTGCGACTATATATGTTATGAAGACTTCTGCTTACTTTTCTTCAAACGGGCATCATGAGATTGTCGCTTCTTTTATTGGAAGACCTTATGAAGGTAAGAATGCTATAAATGATATACTACATAAGTTATCTCTTTTTTATGGCAATGCTACTATCTACTTTGAAGCACAGGTAGGGAATGTAAAGGATTACTTTGAAAGGATTGGCAGACTGGATTTACTTGCTTCCCAGCCTAATACCATTTTTCAGAGGAAAGCAGGATATAATACTGCGCCCTCTACCACGTACGGGTACCCTATGTCTAATGAAAAGATTAAATGGGAGGCCGTACAGTATCTTCGTAACTTCTTACTCGAGACTCATCATGATACTTATCTCAATCTTGATGTTATACCTGATCCGGGACTTCTTCAGGAGTTGCTTGCCTTCTCTATGGATAAGGGTAACTATGATCGTGTAATGGGTTTTATAGGTTGTATAGTAGGGTTACAGGAACTCCACAACCTTTCTGTAAGGAGATCTAAGGTTGATCCTGTAATCAACTCTCAATTTAATAAATTAAACTCACGTTTATTTTCAAATGTTAACAAAACAGAGACTTTCTTTTAACGAGAAGTCAAAATCAAATTTTAAATGGGCCAGAGAGACTATAGATAAGATATTGATGTCTTACTCTCTTGATTCTGATACCGTCAATGAGTATAAGAATGAGTATGAGCGTATGCTCTCTAATTATCAGTTATATAACAATAAGATTAATCAAAAAGATTTTACAAGGTTATGTAACCCTTTAGGTATTGATATAGGCCAGTTGATAGATGAGATACAGCCTTATAATAAGGCGTATAACAAAATACAGGTACTTTTAGGTGAAGAACTTAAACGGCCTTTTAATCACAAAGTTACTCTTACTAATCAGGAGGGTATA